TTACACCTGCGGGACCAAGGCCCCGCAAGCGTTAGCGGGTAGCGCCAGCCACCGAAAACCCTGGAGGCCCTTGGAAAAAACTTCCAATGCATGAACCCAAATTGCCTTCGTGCGATCGTCGCGCGAGCTTTCGGCATGCGCGGTGGCGATCACTTCGAACGGATCGACGCCCAGAATTTCCGCAACGCGGATAGCTGTTTTCTCGTCGAACACTGATTGCTGGTTGCGGTACTTACTGACCGCGCCACGCGTCACTCCCAGCACTTTCGCTGCTGCGTAATCGGAGGGAAGGTCGAGGCGAGCTTTCACCGCGTCGAGCCAATCGACTGTCGTTTTCATAGACAACCCCTATCGAATCAAAGTCAACCCGGCGTCAAAGGTACTGCGACGCTTCACCAGATGCAACTGTCACTGTGCATGAGACGTATCATCAGTTGACACGTTTCATCAAATGAGACTATTCTCCGCCTGTCGACTCGGCAGCCGGTTCCCAACCCCGCCGGTGCTGGACTAGCTATCCAGCCGCCGGTCGACTTTCAAGCCGTAACCGTTCAAGGGGTTGAGAAAGGGGAAGTCAAATGCACGTTTCGCTGCAACAAACGCTTACACCTTCGGCGCTGGTGCGCCAGACGATCGAGCCGTATTTCCGTGCGTTCATGGACGCAATGATCGGATTAGTCCAAAAGTGGACGCGAACGCCGGTCGCGGTCCGCGGGGGATGGGCGGCATGAAGACGATCATGAACGAACTGCGCGACGAGTTGCGCGTCGCGCACATCATCATCCGCAGCGCACTTTCAGTTGCCACGTTCGACCAGAAGATGGAATGGGCGAACATGAACGAGCGTGACGCCGTGATCGGAGAGGGCATCACGCGTGCCAACGAACGGCAAGCGGCGATTGACGGTGGCAGCGTCGATGCGCTGTGTCGCGAGTTGACCTGCGCAGATCGGATCATCGAGAACGCCAAGGCGTTGCTGTCGGAGCACCAGTGCGAGCTATGGGATGTCGCGATTCGCCACGCGGGCGTGGTATCGCGGCGCCAGGCGTGGGACGAAGTGCGCGGTGATGTGTTGGCCCGCGCGGCGAACGCACTTGCCGTTGCGAGGATTGGGTTAGATGTGGGTGATTGCGATGGCGGCCGAACCGTCGTCGTGATCAAGCCTATTCGCGAACTGTCGCCCGACGACGTGGCGGCGCTGCGACGCGTGGTCGAAAGTCATGCCGGACAGTCGCGCGGCATGCTGATCAAGTCGGAGTTCGACATGCATGCGCTTCTGCGGCGGCAGCGCGCGTTCTCGGAGCACACGTTCGGGCCGGGGCGCCGCACAGCCGGCGTGTGCAATCACATTCGCAAGGAATTGGCGGAAGTCGAGGCTGCGCCGGACGATCTGCGTGAATGGGTCGATGTGATTCTGCTCGGGCTCGATGGTGCATGGCGTACCGATGCGACGCCCGAGCAGATCACGGCCGCGATTTCGGCGAAGCTGGCAGAGAACGAAGGCCGCGTGTGGCCGGATTGGCGCACGTCAGATCCAAATCGCGCGATCGAGCATATCGACCAAGCGACGGAAGGCGGTCAGGCATGACGACGAAAGACGTGATCGCAGTCTTCCACGGCAATGTGCGCCATGCCGATTTCGTCGGTAAAGCCGTTGTCGAGGAACCAGTTTCGAACGTCGCGAGCATCGTGAATGGTGTATGCGCCAATGCGGCGGTAAATCGCGCCTGCCTCATTTCTGACGCCAATCACGAAACGCGGTGCACATCTGCGGAATTCGCGCGGTGTGTCCGCATGAGCGATGCCGAGACATTCAACCAGTTCTGCATCGAATATGGGTGGCTCGAACTGCGCGTCGATAGTGGTAGTGATCGGGTCCCAAGCCCCTGCGCGATCAAGCTTTTTCATAGGCGATTTGGCGGAACGAACCGGCGCGATCCGATCGAAGAACTGTCCTATTTCCTGAAGTGGATTTCGAAAGGCGGATTCGATGGTGTGCCTGCTTCCGCTGAATGGTTGTCGAAAGTCAGTGAGTATATCGCGCAACTGAAGGCGAGCCGCGCGACGGCGGACGCCAGCTCCTGACGCGAATGAATTCAATCGAGGGATGATGAAATGGCTATTGTCTATAGCATTCCTAATCAACAAGAGGCGGAAGCGACTGCGATTCGGCGAGCGATTCGCGCGAGCAACGCGGAGCAGATGGCACGCCGTCGCGCGAGCGATGCGGCTGATGTCGATCGACCACGCGCGACGTTGAAGCGCATCGGGCGGGTGCATTCGATTGTGAGGCTCGCGTGACTGATTTCGATATCGCGCAAGCACAGCCGCGCGTCGTTGCGCCGGGGGTGGTCGAAGTCGGCCCTTTCTTTGAGCGGTATATGCGCGGCGGCTACTTCATCGTGAAAACGCCGTCGGGTTGCCGGGAATATCACTGGTGCGAGCAGCCGGACGCGAGCGACACAACGGTCATGATGACGCGCGATGAAGCGTTACAGCTTGCTTCGCATCGGTGGTAGGGCATGGAGCAATCGAATGAGCGCGGGGTCGCTGAACGGCGAGAAGCGCTGTTCGAAGACCTCGCGGAACTTGGGATAGGCGCGGGCGTTTGCGTGCCGACTTTTGTTGTGTACACCCCACCGCGTACGGCGCGTGGCGATCAAGCGGCGGCCAATGCGATGAACGAATTACGACCGCTGCTCGCGAAGCTCGCGCGGCGTCGGTCGACTCAGCGATAGGAGTGCGGATGAAAAGGAACGAGAAGACGTTGCCGCTTTGGGCGATCTGGTTGATTTCGCTCGTCGCGGTCATTGCCTGGTGCGGTGTACATGGCGAGCCGGAACAGCCGGTGCAGCAGGAGATTCGCCCGGTTTCGTGCGCTTAGCACGCGGCAGCCGGGCTGTCGTGTGGTCACTCGCCGTGCAAACTTTCGGCCTCGGATAGCACGGCGAGTTTTGGGCGGGGCGGCTTCCAAAGCGCCCCGTTTTTTTTCGAGTTCACAGGCTGGATGCGTTGCGGCGTCCACGCGTGAGGGGGTGACTATGATCCGAATCTCAAACACAAGTCCGTACAGCGACCGGGAGACGTTCACGTGGGCGGCGCTCGATGAGGGCAACCCGTTCCGCAGCGAAGACGCGGCGTGCTCGCTCGACGCACCGAATCGCTCGCCGGCTGGATCGACATTGCGCATCGATCCGGAGGGAGAGTCCGAATGGCTCGGGCCATTCGCCGCAGCGCGCTACACGTGGTTTCGCGGGTGATGACGATGGAAGACGCACCGAAGATGCGCCAGATTTTGGCGGGTAGGAAAAGTGGGCTCTATAGGTATTGGCGTAGAGCGTCAATTCCGGCGCATATCGCGATTGATCTGGCGCGTGCGGGGACGGAGACGCCAACCGGGAATCCGGTCGTTGACTACTTGATTCATTTGCATGAGGTGGCAGACGCATGAGCGCTTCGACCGCCTTCGCCGAGCCACCGGCCCCGTGCGCGTCTGCATCCGGGCTCTGCGAATGATCTACGGCTCCGTTTGTTCAGGCATCGAGGCGGCTACGGTTGCATGGCATTCGCTCGGCTGGCGGCCAGCATGGTTCAGCGAAATCGAGCGGTTTCCCTGCGCTGTCTTGCGCCACCACTACCCAACGGTGCCCAATCTCGGGGACATGACGCGTTTCAAGGAATGGCCTGATGCAGCTATCGATCTTCTCGTCGGAGGAACTCCCTGCCAGTCATTCAGCGTCGCCGGACTCCGAAAGGGGCTGGACGATCCGCGTGGCAACCTCATGCTCACCTATCTTGCGATTGCTCGCCGCTACGCTCCCCGCTGGCTGGTCTGGGAAAACGTCCCCGGTGTCCTGTCGTCCAACGGCGGACGGGATTTTGGAACCTTCCTCGGGGGCTTGGCAGAACTCGGGTATGGGTTCGCATACCGGGTTCTTGACGCTCAGTACGTCCGAGTGGAATCACACCCTCGCGCCGTCCCTCAACGACGACGGCGTGTCTTCGTTGTCGGACATCTTGGAGACTGGCGACGTGCCGCAGCGGTTCTTTTTGAGCGCGAAGGCATGCTCGGGTATCCGGCGCCGCGCCGCAAAGCGCGGGAAGGTGTTGCCGCCTGCCTTAGCGCACGCCCTCAGAGCGGCGGCGGACCCGGAACCGACTTCGAGTACGACGGCGGACTGATCGCAAGCACGGGCGACGTATCGTATTGCCTGAATGCGGGCGGGATGAGCCGGCAGGACTTCGAGACGGAAACGCTCGTTGCACATACGTTGAAGGGAAGTGGCTATGACGCGAGCGAAGATGGCACTGGCCGCGGTGTACCGCTCGTCGCGCGTGCGTATGACCTTCAGCAGGTGACAAACCCTAGTAATCGGTCGAACCCACAATCGACCGATCCGTGCTTCACGCTTGCAGCTACCAGTGAGCCGGTGATCGCCTTCGATTGCAAGGCCGGCGGCGACACGTCGTTCAGTATCGGCGAAATCGCGGGCACGTTGCGCGGAGAGGGGTTCGGCGGCGGACATGCGGCCGTCGCGTTGAGTTTGCGCGGACGTGACGGCGCCAATCTCCCGGAGTTGTCGGAGGGCGTCACGCCGGCGCTTCGGGCAAGCCAGGGCGGAAGCGACAAGGCGCACGCGATGATCGGGTCGACGGTGCGGCGGCTGACGCCACGCGAATGCGAGCGCCTGCAAGGCTTCCCGGACGACTACACGCGGATTCCCATTCGTGTAATGCGGGCGCTGCCGAGCGCCAAACGGTTCCGAAAATACCCGGACCTCTTTGCTTCCAATCTGGACGGCTCGTGGACAGCGTACGTGGAAGACGGCCCGCGCTACAAGGCGCTCGGCAACAGCATGGCCGTACCTGTTATGCGCTGGATCGGTTCGCGAATCGAGCTCGTCCAATCACTGACTACCTGAGGACACCACCATGAACGACCAACAACAGAGCCGCACTGATGCGCTGACGGACCACAGCCGCATGCTGAGCCAATGCGCGCATGAAATTCTGCTCAAGCTCGACATCATCGACCAGCGAGAAGGCGGCGCAAGCGCCGAGACAGAACGGATTCAGGAAGACGTCGAAATCCTGCAAGGCATCGCGCACGACCTCGACCTGATCGCCGCGTCCCCTATCGAGCAGCCCGCACCGCTCACGGCGCAGGCTGAACAGCATGCAGATTGGCGCGGAGATTTCGAGCGACAAACAAGCGCGGCGGGTTTTGACCTATCCCGTGAGGAATGGGGAGGAGAGTATTGCCATCCCGATTCAGCGGACGCATTCCGTTGGTATTACACCGGTCGTCTCGACGAAGCATGTTCAGGTGCCACATCCTCGCAGCCCGTAGCAGCGCTGCCGCAGCCCGTGCTCGATGCGCTTCGCTTCTACGCAAACGGCCACCATTTCTACATCGACCGCGATCACCAGGACTTTGACACGGTGAGTGGCGAGCCAGTGAACTGGCTGTATAGCGAGCGCGACGACGACATAACGATGATCGAGGACGGCAGCATCGCGAAGGCTGCACTTTGCGGCGGTGTGCTCGGCTCCGAGGAACCGAAGAAGCCACTCGAAGGCGAAGTGTTCAGTGTGCAGGTCGCCACCTCTGCCAATGAGACAGGTGCGGAAGGCGCAACGTCGGACTCATGGGCGCGTCGCTTCGAGCAATGCATGCACAGTCTGGTGCCTGCCCTCAATTACATTCAGGCGCACCCCGGTCAATTCGACGCGCGGCCCGGCGACGACCTGCTGCCGATTATCGGCGCATGGTTCCCGAAGCTCGCGGCCCTCGTTAGCTCCCCCGCTACGGCGGCAGCAGCGCCGGCCGACGAGCGGGCGGCGTTCGAGGCTTTCTGCGAGCATTATGTCGATGCAGCAGATGAAATCGACCGGGAATGGTTGTTCCGGATGCTTCGGAACTGGTCTGCTTGGCAAGCCCGCGCGGCAGCATCGCCCGCTGCGAAGGCGGTGGCTCAGTGGCAATACCGGATCGTCGCGGACCTTCCGGCAGGGCAATGGCGCAACTGCTCTGAAGAAACCGCGAAGCGCCTGCAAGCGCCTGAGTACGCAGCAGATCACGAAATTCGCGCGCTCTACGCCGCCCCGCAACCCGCGCAGGCCGACGCACCGGATGAAGAAGCATACGTCGCAAAGCGCATGGCCGAAACGCTGGCGACCGTCTACACGACGATCATCGGGGACGATGAAGTCGACGCCGACGACGGCCTCAACGCTATCGAGCGCGTCGTGCGTGCTGCTCAGGTGCTCCGGCTCGAAGTCAATCTTTACCGCGCGCAGGCCTACGCACCGGCAGAGGCACGCGTGTAATGCGGGCGCGGCCGAGCGCCAAACGGTGCCGAAAATATCCGGACCTTTTTGCGCCCAATCTGGACGGCTCGTGGACAGCGTACGTGGAAGACGGCCCGCGCTACAAGGCGCTCGGCAACAGCATGGCGGTGTCCGTGATGCGTTGGATCGGTGAGCGAATCGAGCTCGTCGAACAGCTCGCGACGGCAGCGGCGAGGGCTCGATAATGTGGATCTACGCGTACGACGTAGCGGATTTCCTGCCCGGAATCCCCGAAGCGAAGGCCGCCGCGAAGCGCCTGCCGGCGCGTTGGTATCGGCGCGCGCTGAGCCACGCGGAAGCGGCCGGCCATGCGAGCGCCGTGAAGTTTGCACGGCCCGACCAGCAGGTCGCGGATCGTATGTTCGACGTGTCGGAAGCTGCGCGTGCAATTCGCGAGTTTCTCGACGAGCACGCCCCCGACAGTTTCCCTGTCCGGCCGGACGCCAACGATTTCGAAATCTGTCTGAAAGCCCGTCGAATTGCAAACGATGTCTCGCTGCGGTCGCACGGGCTGTCGGTACTTGACGCGCATATTGTCGCGGAGAATGCGTGCGCGATGTATGGCGTCGACATACCCAATTTCGAGCATCCGGCCGAACGCGTCGCACGCGTGCGCTGCGAGTTGTGGTGGCGGCGACAATTGCGCAAGAAGCACATCCGCGCGCTGGAACATAGCAACATCCGGTTGCATTACGTTCATCGCAAAGCCGAGCCATACGCCAGCGACGACGCGGTGCGGCGCCGCGTCGCGCAGAATCGCCGCAACGACCGGACGCTCAAATCCGTGACGGTCGAGAACGAGAACGGTCAGCAATTCACGCTTGCCGAACTGGCGGCCAAGGGCATTTCGAACAAGGCACTGAAGCGCGGCGAGCTGTTCACGCGTCTGCGCGGCCTGGAAGAACTCGCCGACGACGCGAAGCTTCGCGGTGTCATGTTCACGCTGACTTGCCCGAGCCGATTTCATTGCGTCCGAACGACAGGGGGCGTAGTCGAACCGAACCCGGTGTACGCCGATGCGTCGCCGCGGGAAGCGCAAGCCTATCTGCGCAAGGTGTGGCAGCGCATCCGCGCAGAGCTGAAGCGCGAAGGCATCGTGTTTTTCGGCATGCGCGTTGCGGAGCCCCACCACGACGGCTGCCCGCATTGGCATGGGCTCGTGTTCAGCGACAAGGTGGAGCGGTTTTGCGCGGTGATGCGCAAACACGGGCTGCGGGATTCCAGCGACGAGCCGGGCGCGCAGCTCCATCGCGTTCGGTTTGAAGTGATCGACAAGGCGAAAGGGTCGGCTGTCGGCTACGTCGCGAAGTACATCTCGAAGAACATCGACGGCTACGCGGTCGGCGAGCACAAGACGAATGATGGCTACGTCATTCAGGCGGATATGTGGGACGGCGACGAAATCACGCCATCGCAGCGCGTTGAGGCGTGGGCGGCGCTGTGGGGCATTCGCCAGTTTCAGCAGTTCGGCGGGGCGCCGGTCGGCGTATGGCGCGAGCTGCGTCGCGTGAAGGAAGAGGACCTACCGAGCGAGGCAGAGTCTCCGCAAATCCGCGCTGCATGGGCGGCCGCGCAAAAGACAGACGAGCGGCCGGCGGATTGGGCGGCGTACTCGCGTGCAATGGGCGGCATCGCGGGCGAGGCGCGCATGGTCTATGTCCGGCACACGATCGAGCAGCGCGAAGGGCGGTACGGCATCGGCCCGGTGCGAGTGCCGCACGGCGTCGAGGCGCTCGGCGTTGCGCACATCGTCGATGGGCTCTGCTCGTACTCGCGCGAGACGAAGATTTTCGTCCCGTCGACGCGGCACGAGTGGCGGGTCGTTCGGCGTGGCGGCGGAGCCGCCCGCCCTTGGACTCGTGTCAATAACTGTACGCGGGACGATCGGCCAGGGGTGGCCGAGATAGCCGCGGAAGCTGTACGGATCGGTGCCGGCGGGGTAGGGAACGGCGCGAAACGGGGTCATCGGAACCTGTAGAGCGAGGAAAACCCTATGACGCATATGACGATCGAATGCCCGTGCTGCGGGGGCGAAATCGAGGCACGCCACACGGAGGGGATGTCGGCGACGCTGCGCCGCCTCTACTTCGTGTGCGACGAATGCGGCTTTCGAACGCCGGCCGGTCTCGAAATCCTGTTCTCGCTGTCGCCGCCGGCGCGGCCGCGGCCCGACGTCGCGCTCGATGTGCGGCCATCGGATCGACTGCGCGGCTTCGTCGATTCGCGCACGACGCTCCGGCTGATGGAGGCGGCGAAGTGAGATTCACGATTGCTTGCCCTCACTGCGGCGCGCGCGGCATCGCCCGCGTGCTGGAACAGAAGTCCGCGCTGGCGTGGGAGATCGATTACCAGTGCGACGACGTAGTGTGCGGCCATACGTACCGCGCACGGCTCGAAATGACGCCGACGGCGCCCGTGCAGCGGCGCGAGCGCGTCGGCGAACAGATGCGGCTCGCTGTCTGAGCTGCTGCGAAGTGGAGCGGTATCGACATGGTGTCGAAACGGCATCGAGTCGATATCGATTCGATATCGAACAGAGATAGGGGTGATTGATGATTCTGGCAGTGGGGAACCCGAAGGGCGGCGTCGGAAAGTCGACGACTGCGGTACAGCTCGCGATTGGTCTGGCGCTCGACGGCGCGCGCGTCTGGCTCGTCGACGGTGACAGTCAGCGAACGAGCCTGTCGGCGATCACGGCTCGCGCGCACACGGGCCGGCCGTTGATCGCGGCGTCGGCCTATGCGGACGGCCCGTCGTTGCGGGCCCAAGTGCTGCAGCAGTGCGTGCAGTTCGATCAGGTCGTGATCGACGTTGGCGGGCGCGACTCCGGCGCGTTCCGGGCGGCCCTGACCGTCGCCGACGCGGTGCTGATTCCGGTTCTCCCGCGATCCTTCGACGTGTGGGCGCTCGATGACATGGCGAAATTGCTCGATGAGGCTCGCGCAGTGCGCGAGCTGCGCGCATTCGCTTTTCTGAACGCCGCGGATGTGCAAGGGGCGGACAATCGCGATGCCGAGTCGATCATCGCAGGCTACGCGGGCATCGAATTGCTGCCGTGCCGTCTGCATCGTCGCAAAGCGTTCTCGAACGCGAGCGCGGCCGGGTTGCACGTCGAAGAAATGCCGCGCCGCGACACCGTAGCGTGTGCAGAAATCGAGCGTGTGCAGGATGCCGTGCTGCGAGCAAGCGGGGCGCTCGCGAGCTAGTGAAAAGACATCATGTCGATATCGAAAGGATATCGACATGGTATCGAGAGGATAGTTAATAGATAGGGGTTGACATGTCGATTACGAAAAGACCGACGCTTTCTCAAGGCGAGGCGGCGATTGCCGCATTCATTTCGGGTGCACCTGACGCGCGGCCGGCGGCACCGCCTGTTGTAACAGTCGAGCCGCAGAGCCCGACGACACCGCGCCGGCCGAGAAAGAAAAAAATCAGCATGGATATCGATGCCGAACTGCTCGAGCGCGTCGACCGTGCGGCGCATGCAATGGGTATATCGCGAAACGCCGTGCTCGCCTTGGGCGCGTCGCGCTTCGTTGACGGGACGATGCGCGATTGACGACGCTCGCATCATGAGCGCAGCAGCCCTGACAAAACTGACAGGATTGGTGCTCTGGAGTACATGCTACATTCCCTGCGAAATACTCCGGGGGTTGTCAACATGGGATTTGCATTCATCTGCGAAGGCGACACGACGACGCACGGCGGCCGCGTCGTCGGCTGTAACACGGCCAATACCGCTTACGGCAAGGCAATCGCGCTGCTCGGTGATATGGTGACGTGCCCGCGCTGCGGCGGAATCTTTCCGATCGTGAGCGTGAAAAGCGGACTCAACATGACGTTCGGCGACCGGCCGGTCGCGACCGATGGCGACAAGACGGCATGCGGTGCGACGCTGATCGCTTCGCAAGGCACCGCAACGGTTGCGCCCACCGCGGGCCAGGGTTCACCGATTGGCGGCGGAAAGAGCGTCATCGCGCAGGCGCGCTCGGCGCCGAATGAACCGTATCGCGGCCGCTTCCAGTTGCTCGATGACCATACACGCGAGCCACTCGCGAATCACGCATATACGATCACGTCCGCGGACGGTCGGACCGTCCACGGCCAAACCGACGCGAACGGATTCACAAGCTGGCTCGACAGTGACGAAGTTTCGTCGCTGACGTTCACCAACTCGGGCGCGAGCCCCGCATGAGCGACTACGGAACAAGCAACGCCGTCGGCGGCATGTCGACGGGCGAAGGCCAAACCACGCGAGTTGGGTTGAGCCGCGGGCAATTGTCGCCGCAGGATCATGCTGTGTTATGTGATGCGATTTGCCGTTGCAGCCGTGTCGGCGTCGCGACGACGGACGGCAAGATTTTGCGCCAGGCATGCGTATCGCAACGGCTGAAGGCGAAAAACTTGGTCGCCAAAGGGCTGACCGGCGCGCCGACGCAGTACCTTCCGGAAGTCACTTACGACATGCGGCAATCTCCCCCCGCGCCCGTGATGAGTAGTGCCGACTCGCTCACGCCGCATAGCTGGTTGCCCGCATGGATTCAGAAGTATTTTCCGGGCGGCATGGACTCATACAAGCAAGCGAAGAAGACGTACTTCCGCCGGCCTGATGTCGTGATCGTGAACGATCCAAGCCAGCCGCCGATCCAGTCCAACATTAAGCAGGTCGTCGAGATGAAGTTTCCGCCCGACGACTTTTCGAAGGGCCAGCGCGAGGCGTATCTGGATATCGCCGGCGATGACCGAAAGCTTGCGGCGATTGGGCCGGAAGATTGCCGGTGCGGCGATGCGGATCGTCTATCGCAGCCGTCGACCTCCGCTCAAAAGCAACCCAGTCTGGAAGACATGTTCGGCGACAAGCTGCCGTCGTCGGGCGGTATCATGCCGCTGATGCCGCCGATCCCCCCCGTACCGTTACCGCTTCCCTGATTCGAACTATGGCAATGACGCAAGATGAACTGGCCGCATGGGCGAATGATCCGGGCCGGGCCGGATCACTCCCTTATGGGCTGTTTGAGCCAAACCATCAACGCAAGATCGTGGGCGCGATTTTGGCCGTCCGCGGCGTACTGTACTTCCGAGACGGGCACACGCCGCAGAGGCGCGAGGCGCTAACTCGCTGCTTCGAACGCTACGACGCTGCGCTTCGCACATATCAGCGCGCACTTGAGCAATCGCAAGGACGCGAACCATCGAAGGGCACGCCACTCCGCTGGCTGTATCAGGAGGGGAAGCAACCGACGGCGATTGAAAAAGCTCCGTCGTTTTCCTCGCTCGCGAAGGACATTCCGTCTGATGATCTACTCGTCGTCGGGTTGTCAGATGCGGAAGAGAAAGAAGGCGCGGGGGCGATGGAGTTTGTGACGTTCTGTCTCGAAGACTGGCAAGCAGCGCTGAATCGCGGGCTCGATGTGCTGTCGTTCTCAGTCCCGCCGGCGTTCCTGACGTTGTGCCCGGATGTTTTTCAGCCACTTTTCGCACAAGCGGCCGACGATCTGGACGCCGTACACGGGCACGCCGGGTATGCGGTGAATCTGTCACTGCTGCGGCGCGATCCAAACGAGGCGTCGGAGTATTTTCTGGCCCGTCGCTATGGTCCGGGGCTCGATGTAGGCGACCCAGTTCGAAGAGGCGTGCGCCGACTCACGAACCGTATCAAAACGGTCGACTGGCTCACGGCAATCAATGCCGATATGGTACGCGAGCTCGGCGGCCGGCAGAGTCTGGCTCTCCCTCCCGATTGGTTCGGGCTGCGGTCCTACGGTAACGACGGCTTGCTCATTCAAGCAGGAGTGGCACCGCAAACGGGAATCGCAGGGGAGAAGGGGCAAGCGCCCGAACCGCCGCCAGCATATGTACTCGTGAATCAGGCGCTGCGTCCACTCATTGCCGATGCCGTTGGCACGCTTCAGAGCGGCACGCCGAGTAGCACCGCGCCGCTTTTAAACACCGAAGTCTCGACAGAGGCTTGGCTGCACCGATTCGATATCGATCCCGATCGCATCTACGGCTATTGGGAAGCGCTGCACAAGACGCCGAAGCTACCGCCGTCCCCCTGACGCATTTGGCATCGTTGCGCAAGGCGCAGTAGTGGTGCCAAATTCCGCATGAAAGTGCATGAAAACGCACGAATTTGCCACGATGCGAAATCGCCGGAAGCCCGCGCCAGTAGGCACTCGCGCGGTGGGCGGCGAATGCATGAAATGTGCCCCATCAAGAAAGACCGCGGGCGAGGAGGGGGACCGCGCAAAGGCCGCCGCGGCGGCCTGCTGGTGCGGGCGGGCCGGACCCTCAAACGCCCCCGTGCAGCCGCGTCATGGCCTTGCAGAGTCGCTCGCGGCGCTCGACCCGAACGCGGGCCACCCTGCCAACGCCAAGCCGCTGTAGGCCCTCTATCCGCACCGACGGATTCGCCCTATACCGCTTTCGCGGCCGCGCGGCAACAGTGTTCGGGACAATGGGACGCCAGACGGGACAACGGGACGCTAGTCGGGACACGAATGGGACAGCGACGGGATGCCCTATGCGCCGTCGCACCGAGCGACTCCGCAGCTCGCGCTCGTCAGACGCAAAAAGGGCCGCGCCCGGTTGCCCGGTGCGCGGCCCTTCGCGTGGCGAATGCGCTTCGTTACACCGGCTTGTGCGACTTGAGCCACTCCTTCACAGCCGTAGCTGAATTGTCCCTTATGGGTTACAATTCTCGCATGTTCAAAGTTCTGACGACCCCCCAGTTTGACAAATGGCTCGACGGGCTTCGCGACCCGGTCGGTAGCGCGGCGATCAACCTGCGCATCGAGCGGGCAAAGCTTGGCAATCTCGGCCAATGGCGCGCAGTCGGCGACGGCGTCAACGAAATGAAGATTGATGTGGGGCCGGGATATCGGGCCTATTTCGTGCGACGCGGAAAAATTATCGTCGTGGTGTTGTGCGGTGGGGACAAGTCGACGCAGAAGAAGGACATCAAGCTAGCGAAGCAAATCGCCGGCGAACTGGAGGATTGAGTATGAAAATCAGCGAACTGGCCGAGTTCGACGGCTCGAAGTACCTGAAGGACGAAGAAACGATTCGTCACTACCTGGCGCAAGCGTTCGAGGATGGAAATCCGCGCCTGATTCAAGCCGCGCTTGGGAACGTTGCGAAGGCGCGCGGCATGACGGCGCTCGCGCGCGAGTCCGGCGTGAAGCGTGAAGCGCTCTACCGCGCGCTGTCGGAAGGTGGGAACGCGGAATTCGCAACGATCATGAAAGTTGTGGGCGCGTTGGGGCTGCACCTGACCGTTGCGCCGGCCGAACCTGCGCCGGTGCCCGCGCCGGCAACAACGCGTGTACGCTCGCGCGTTCGCACGGCTGCGCACGCGTAACGCCATCGACGGCCGGATGCGCGGCGTTGCACTGGCCTGCGCGCTACGCCGCGACCGGTGCCGGCGGAATCTCGTAATCGTCGAACGTCACAACCTCGTCGCCGAGCCAGTCGTTCAGCTCGGCGAAGCGGGCCTGTAGCGGCCTGATTTCGTTGTGCCCGAACACGCGCGCGGCGGTGTCCGGCGTGCCGAAGCCGCCCGAATTGCTGGGCACGATACCGAGCAACTGCGGCGGCACGCGGTGCGCGGCGAGCAGGTCGTCGCGCGTCACGTTCTTGATGTTGAAAAACTCGTCCTTGGCCGCGACCTCGGACACGGGAATAAGCTGAATGCCGTCTTTCTTCCCGCCCGGCGCATACATGAACGCGTTGCGGAAGTTACCCGGCCCCTTCGCGTTCTTCAACGCGTCGCGCATGTTGTCCACGTCGTCCTGCTTCTGCGCGGCGTCCGTCATGTACAGGATGAAGCCGGCGTGGCTGCCGTTCTCGTAATACTTGCGCCGGAACAGCGTCGACGATTCGTTCAGCCAGGCCGAGTGCAGCGAGCTCAGGTACTCCGGCAAGCCGTAGACCTCCTGGTTGATGTCCGGCCGCACGAGCTGGAACACGCTGCCGGGCTCGAACTCGTGCCGATCCTGCCAGCCGTTCACGTACACGAAGCCGCTGAAATCGGCCTTGCGTCGCACGTACTTCGCGAGCGCGGGCTCGAATCGCAACGTGCCGCCGACCATGTTGCGGCGGCGCTCCAGGTAGCCGTTGCCGAACGTCAGGAAGTCGAGCGCCCACCGCTCGAATGCGTGCCGCGACAGCCAGCGGTGCGGGCGGAACGTCGACGCGAGCACGTTCGCCTTGAAGAAGAGCGCCGAGCTGTGGTGCGTGCTCGCGCGAAACGATTTCGCCAGGCCGGCGAAGCTGACGGGCGGCTCGAACCACTCGCCGTTCGACCAACACTCGACGTAATCGAGAATCTCGGCTCGGTCCATAACGGGCGTGGGTTCGCCAAACGTGAAAACCTCGGCGCGCGCCGGCGTGGCGCTGCCGGCGCTCGAATTGGGCGCGGCCGCGAACGTGCGCGGCGCGCGCGATCGGCGCTTGCTCATGAGTAAAACTCCGTGAAAGAAGAAGAATTGCCGCCGCCGCCGGCGAGCGGCTCGCGGTCGATCGCGTGCAGGCAGGCCCACGCCAGATCGGCGTGGCCCGTCTCTTCGCTGCGGCCAGCGGTGTAGGTTGCTTGGCGGCCGCTCGCCGTCATCGTCTGTTTGATCGCCATGAACGCGGCGGCCAGATCGATCCACCCCGCGTCGAATTGCAGGCGGCCGTTGCGGATGACGGACTGGCCCTTGAGCACGAGGCGGGTTTTCACCTCGGGCGAGTAGTTCAGCGCGACGGCGGCCGGGAAGAACTTGCACACGAGCTGGTAGACGCCTTGCCCCATGCCCGTGGTGTCGATCGCGATGTAGCCGACGTTGTAGCGCTGCGTGATCGCTTCGATTGCCGCGGCCTGTTCCTCGAAATCGTTGCCGCGGAACTGGTGGCGTTCGAGCACGCGGAAGGCGCCGCCGTCGACACGCGGCGGCGCCACGACGACGAGGCCCGCCGAATCGCCCGTGAGCGCCGGATCGTAGCCGACCCACACCTCGCGATGACCGAACGGGCGCAGCAGCAGCGGCGAGAAGTCGTCCGCCCATTCCTCCCACGAGTCGACCATGCAGCGTTGCAGGTCCGACAGCTTGAACACCGACAGCGAATCGTCGATGAAGTGGCACATCAGCAGGTTCGCGAATTCCTCGGCGCTGTATTCGCGGCGCAGCTCGTCGATGTCGAACAGGTCGCAGCCGCCCGCGATCGCGTCGAGTACGGTCACGATCTGCCGCCACTGCGCGTCCTCGCACAACATGCCGCGCACGAGCGCCTCGTGGCTCGTGTCGATCTGGATGCGATCGCTCGCGGCGCGGCCGCGGTTCGCGTGCGCGCCGCTCCAGAACGCGAACGCCTCGTGCGTGACACTCGACGGCGTGCTGAAGTAGGTCTTGCGCCAGCGCTTGTGCATCGCCATGCCCGACGCTACCTTGTTCAACTCGCGGAACTTCGGCACCCAAAAGTATTCATCGAAATAGAAGTTGCCGTGGTACGACTGCGCGGTACGCGCGTTCGTCCCCAGGAAGTACAGCGTCGCGCCGCTCGGCAAGATGATCGGATCGCCCGTGAGCTCGACGTCGGCGGCGTCACGCGCGAACTGCGTGATGTATTGCTTGAAGACGTGCGCCTGTGCCTTGCTGGCCGACAGGAAAATTTGGTTGCGGTCGGTGTCGAGCGCGTCGACGAGCGCTTCGCGCGCGAAGTACCACGTTGCGCCGATCTGCCGCGACTTCAGGATGTTGCGCGTGCGCTGATCGCCGTTCCGGTACCAGACCTTCTGATAGTCGAACAGCGATTCGCGGAACGCTTCGACGATGCGCTCGTGCTGTTCCTCGCTGATTTCGTTGCGCGGCGCGCGGCGTTTCGGGCCGGCGTTGCGCGACGCAATCTTCGGGTTCAGGTCCGATTCCTTGCCCGTCTCGTCGTACTTGCGCACGCGCGCGAGCCGCTCGACCTGCCGGCCGAGCAGGTCGATTTCCTTGTAGTCCGCGCCGTCCTTCTTGTCCTTCGCGATCAACACCATCATGCGCACTTCGAGCGACGCCTCGATGCGCTCAATGGGCGTTGCATCCTTCCACTTTTCGCGGCGGCACCACGACGCGACGGTCGCGGGTTTCACGTCGAGATGGCGGGCGATCGACGAGAGGCGCCAGCCTTGCCAATAGAGCGTGCGCGCGACCTTGCGCACGTCGTTTTCGAGCTGATGGGAGTCCGTAGTTTCTAGCATGCGGCCAAGCGTAGGCCGCCGCGTGCGCGCGAGCACGCGCAGCGGACTGTACCGGCGTGATCCACAAACGCCGCTCGTTGAGCCGTAGCGCGTGAACGCCGAACATGAGAACCACGCTCACTCAACCCACGTTCGACCCTCTCTATGGCAAGCAAAACGAAATTCTTCCGCGTCGCAGTGGAAGGCGCGACCGTCGACGGCCGCGAGATCAAACGCGAGTGGCTCTCGCAGATGGCGAAGCACTACGACCCGACGCTGTACAACGCACGCGTCAATCTCGAACACCTGAAGGGCTGGGCGCCGCTGTCGTCCACCAACCCGTTCGGTTCATACGGCGACGTGATCGCGCTGAAAACGGCCGAAATCGAAGACGGCCCGCTGAAAGGGAAGATGGCGCTGTTTGCGCAGATCGACCCGACCGACGAGCTCGTCGCGCTGTCGAAGAAGCGCCAGAAGATTTTCACGTCGATCGAAATCAACCCCGACTTCGCCGACATCGGCGAGGCGTATCTCGTCGGGCTCGCCGCGACCGACGACCCGGCGAGCCTCGGCACCGAAGCGCTGCAATTCGCCGCGAAGCGCTCGAACAACCTCTATTCGCCCGCGTGCGAAACGGCGATCGAATTCGAAGGCGCGACCGAAACGGCCGGCCTCAAGGAATGGGTCAAAGGCCTGTTTGCCCGCAACCGCGAGAACGACGACGAGCGCTTCGCCGACGTGCGCGAAGCCGTCGAACAGATCGCGACCCATGCGCACAACACGGGCCGCGAAGTCGCGACGCTGAGCACGACCGTTGCGAGCGCCACGAGCGCGGCGGCCGACGCGAAGAAGCGCGCCGACGAAGCCTTCGCCGCCGTCGAGGCGCTCACCGAGAAGCTGTCGAACACCGACAACGGCGCGCCGCAGCGCCCGCCGTCGACCGGCTCGACGGGCGAGCTCGTCACCGACTGCTGACCCATCCCGCACACCACACAGGAGCATTCCCCGATGAGAAAGGAAACGCGCAAGGCGTATGAAAAGTACGCCGCGCAAATCGCCAAGCTGAACGACACGGGCGACGTGTCGACGAAATTCGCGGTCGAGCCGACCGTGCAACAGAAGCTCGAAACCAAAATGCAGGAATCGAGCGAGTTTCTCGCGCGCATCAACGTGTTGCCCGTGACCGAGCTCGAAGGCGAAAAGCTCGGCCTGTCGGTGTCCGGCCCGATCGCGAGCCGCACCGACACCACGAAGGCCGCGCGTCAACCGATCGACCCGACGGCGCTCGACAGCAACCGCTACCGTTGCGAGAAGACCGACTACGACACGGCGATTCCGTATCGCAAGCTCGACATGTGGGCGAAATTCCCGGACTTCCAGCAGCGCATCCGCGACGTGATCCTCAACCAAGGAGCGCTCGACCGCATCATGATCGGCTGGAACGGCGTGAAGGCGGCCGCGACAACCGACCGGCAGGCGAACCCGCTGTTGCAGGACGTCAATATCGGCTGGCTCCAACAGTACCGCGAACGCGCGACGCAGCGCGTGCTGCACGAAGGCGCGAAGCAGGCCGGCAAGGTGCTCGTCGGCAAGGCAGGCGATTACGAGAACCTCGACGCGCTCGTGATGGACATCGTCTCGTCGATGATCGACCCGTGGTTTCAGGAAGACACGGGCCTTGTCGCGATCTGCGGCCGCGAGCTGCTGCACGACAAGTATTTCCCGATCGTCAACGCGACGCAGGCGCCGACCGAGCGGCTCGCGGCCGACCTGATCGTGAGCCAGAAGCGCATCGGCAATCTGCCCGCCGTGCGCGTGCCGTTCTTCCCGAAACGCGCGCTGATGGTGACGAAGCTCTCAAACCTGTCCATCTACTACCAGGAAGGCGCGCGTCGGCGCACGTTGAAGGAAGTGCCGGAACGCGACCGCATCGAGAACTACGAATCGTCGAACGACGCCTACGTCGTCGAAGACTTCGGCTGCGGCTGCGTCGCGGAGAACATCGAACTGGTGACCGCATGACGATCAACACGCCCGCCCGCGCGCACTTCGAACGCGTCTCGGCCGCGCGCGCGGCGGCCGCTGCGTCGCCCGGCGAGACGATGAAAGGCGCGACCGCCTATGAGCTGATGCTCGCGAAGCTGGCGATCGACCGCCGCGCACTCAAGGGCATTCAATCGATCGAGCGGAAAGTCGAGCTGAAACGCAAGCTGCTGCCGGAGTACGGCGACTACGTGGCGGGCGTGTTGAGCGGCGGCCGCGGCGCGCAGGACGACGTGCTCGTGACCGTGATGGTCTGGCGCATCGACGCGGGCGACTTCGACGGCGCGCTCGCGATCGCGGCCTATGCGCTCTCGCACGGCCTGACGCTGCCCGACCAGTTCGAGCGCTCGCTCGCGTCGCTCGTCGCCGAGCAGTTCGCCGACGCCGCGCTGTCGTCGTTCTTGGACGACGGGACGTTCGACGCGGCGAGTCTCGAGCTCGTCGACGATCTGACGCGCGACGCCGACATGCACGACCAGGTGCGCGCGAAGTTATGCAAGGCGCTCGGCTACGCGACGCAGGCCGACGCGCCGGCGCGCGCGCTCGACTATCTGCGCCGCGCGGTCGCGCTGAACGATCGCGTTGGCGTGAAAAAGGACATCGACCGACTGACGAAGCAGGTCGAAGCCGCGGGCCGTCAGGGCGACGGCGCCGACGGCACGTAAAGAGCCCACCTCGGCATGGCGGCACCGGCGCCCAGGTCCTCCGCCTGACGGTGACGGGCCTTGTGCGCCGGTCCACCGCCACCTCATTCCGAATCGACCATGAACAGCTTTGTTGCCACTGCCGCGCCCGCCGTCGCGGCCACACCGATCGACGGCGCGCTGACGAACGACGGCTTCTTCCCGGACATCGACCTGTCCGCCTTGCGCGATGCGATGCGCCTCGACGGCACCGTGACGGGCGAGCGGCTGCGGCACGCCGCGCGCGACGCGATGCTGACCGTGAACGATGAGCTTGCCGCGTGGCGCGCCCGGCAGCGCGCGGCGGGTGCGGCGACGCTCGCCGACGTGCCGGCGCCGCGCATCGATGGCGAATCGGCACACGTGGCCCGCTACCGGCGCGCGGTGTACCACCTGACGCACGCGGACGTGACGGAGAAGTACCGCGGCTACGACACGACGAAGAGCGGCGGCCAGGTCGCGGCCGATCTGGCCGCGACGGTCGACGACGCACGCCGCGCCGCGCGATGGGCCATCAGCGACATCCTCGGCCTCGCGCGCTCGACGGTGGAGCTGATCTGATGGCCCGCCCCCTGTACCGCATTCGTCAGTTTGCGCAGTCCCGCGTGCGCGGCGGGAAGCTGTTCTGCGCCGGCGCGTGCCAGGTGCAGCAGCGCGTCGCTGGCCTGTTCTGGCTTGAGATTGCCTATTGCTCGGATCGCACCGGCGCGGAGGCGGCCATACGAGCCGCCGTGATCGCGCGCCGGCGAGCCCGGCTCAAGCCGCGCGTGCTCGGCCTGTTCGATCGTGACGGGCAGGCGCTCGGGCAATGAAGATCGCGGCGCTGCAAGGCGAGACGCTCGACGCGCTGTGCTGGCGGCACTACGGCAGCACGGCGGGCACGGTTGAAGCCGTGCTCGAAGCGAACCCCGGCCTCGCCGAGCTCGGCGTCGTGCTGCCGATGGGAACCGTCGTGGAGATGCCCGAGCGCAGCGCAATCGAGACGACCACGCCGCTATTGCAACTGTTTGACTGACCGGAGCCGAATGAATGGCTGAACCGAACACCACCTCGGCCGCGGCGCTGTTCGCCGCGGTCGGCCTCGCCGGCATCGCGCCGGGCGTCGACGGCGACGCGCTAATCGGCGCGTTCGCGGGCGCGGCGCTCGTCGTCGTCACGTCGAAAGACCTCGGCCTCGCGAAGCGCGCCGCGTACATGCTCATCTCGCTCGTGATGGGCTACCTCGCCGCGCCCGAAATCATCCACGCCGTGCCGATCCGCTCGACGGGCGTCGCCGCGTTCTTCGCGGCCGCGCTCGTGATCGCGGTCACGCTCACGCTGATCGAGCGCGTGAAGGGCATGGACCTGTTCGCGCTGTTTCGCAAGGGAGACTGACGTGCATGTCTCGTCCGCACTCGTCGCGCTCGCCGCGCACCTGGCCGTCATCGTGCGCGTGCTGACCTACCGCAAGAACGGCGCGCGGCATCGCTTCCACGTCGCGTGGGCAGCCTGGGTGATCGTCGCGATTTCCGGCGGCTCGGCGATCGAACTGCTGTTTCATCCGAAGCCGACCGGCTTCTTTCACGCGGCGCTCGCGGTTCTGCTCGCCGTGTTGGTGTACCTCGCGCGCGGCAACGTCGCGCGCCTTCTACGGAGTGACGAAGCGTGAACATCCTTCGATTCAACGATCACGGCGCGGAAGTCGGGCTGCTGCAGCAGCGCCTCGTGCGCGCCGGCTACCCGGTCGACGTGTCGCACCTTTACGACGAACAGACCGAGCGCGCCGTTCAGACGTTGCAGGCGACCACGGGTCTCGTCGTCGACGGCATCGCCGGACCGAAAACGTACCGGGTGCTCGCCAGCGGGCAGCGCGACCCCAAGCACCTGACGGACGCCGACCTCGCGCGCGCGGCCGCGACGCTCGGCGTGTCCGTCGCGTGCGTGCGGGCGGTCAACGAAGTTGAGTCCCGCGGCGTCGGCTTTCTGGACGACGGCCGGCCGAAGATCCTGTTCGAGCGGCACGTCATGTATCAGCGGCTCGTCGTGAATGTCGGCAAGGAAGCGGCGGATGCGGCCGCCGCGCGTTGGCCGGGCGTCGTCAATCCGAAGCGCGGCGGCTACCAGGGCGGCGCCGCCGAATACGTGCGGCTCGACACCGCGGCGCGCATCGACGCGGCATCCGCTTACGAGTCCGCGAGTTGGGGCGCGTTCCAGATCATGGCGTATCACTGGAAGCGCCTGAACTACGCGAGCGTCGACGAATTCGTGTCCCGTATGGAGCTGGGCGAAGCCGAGCACCTTGACGCGTTCGTGCGGTACGTCGCGGCCGATAAGAAACTGTTGGTCGCGCTTCGTGCCCGGAAGTGGGCGGCGTTCGCGGAAGGCTACAACGGCCCGGAATTCGCGATCAACCTGTATGACGTGAAGCTCGACCGCGCGTATGCGAAGTACGCCGGCGCGGGCAAGGCGGCCGCATGAGCTTCGCGCGCCTGACGCCGTGGCTGGCGCTGATCGCGCTGATTGCGTTGGTCGCGAGTTGCCAGCACGGCCGCGCGCTGCGCGCGCAGCTCGACCGGGCGACCGACGACGCGCGCCGCGCGAAACACGAAGCGCAGGCGAGCGCCGCCGTCATCGAGCGTCTGTTGGCCGATGCCAAGGCGAAAGACGCGCAGCGCGCGCAACTCGAACGCGCACGCGCCGGCGTCGACGCGACGCTCGCGACCTATCGAAACGAACTGCGGAGACTGATCGATGAAAACGCCGCCGTGCGCGCCTGGGCTGCTGGCGCTCTGCCTGACGATGTTGTGCGCCTGCACGCAAGCCCCGCCCTCAATGGCGCCGACGATTTCGCTCAACGAATGCGCGGCGGTGACGCCGTGCACGATGCCGGCGATGGCGCCGCGAACCAACGGTGAACTCAGCGACGCGCTGCACGTCGCGCGCGCGGCGTGGGCGCGCTGCGCGTCCGAAGTCGACATGATCGCGACGTGTCAGGCGCGCGTGCGGCGGACGGACGGCCATGAATAAGCCGAGTAGCCTACGCGCGGCGCTCGTGGCCGCGTTGCCGCAGCTCAACGCCTCGCCGGACCAGTTGCTCGTGTTCGTCAACGAGGGCCGGATCGAGGCGACGGGCACGCGAACCGCGTCGTTCGACTATGAATACGAGTGCGAGATCATCATTCGCGACTTCATCGGCAACCCGGATGACGTGATGATCGCCGTTGTCGAATGGGCGCGCGCGAATCAGCCGGACCTCGTGACGAATCGGGACGAGCGCCGCAACGGCATGACGTTCGTCGCCGACATCCTGTCAAACAATGCCGTCGACCTCGGGCTCAAAGTGAAGCTGTCGGAAAGCGTCGTGGTCGGAACCGACGCAGCCGGCAACCGGACGGTCGAGCACATCGACGACGCAGCCGACGAGTGGCTCTCATGACGGACGATCTTCAGGCGCTCGAACGGTGGGCGGGCGGGCTGCTCGCGAAGCTGTCGCCGGCGGCCCGCCGTCAACTGCTGCGCGAGCTCGGCCGCGATCTGCGGCGCGCGCAGCAATCGCGCGTGGCCGCGCAGCGGAATCCGGACGGGTCCGCGTATGCGCCGCGGAAGGCGAAGGCGGGCAGCAAGCGCTTGCGCGAGAAGGCCGGCCGCGTGAAGCGCGAGGCAATGTTCCGGAAGCTGCGCACCGCGCGCTATCTGCGCATCGATGTCGACAACACGGGCCTCGCGATCGGCTTCAACGATCGACTGTCGCGCATCGCACGTGTCCACCAGGAGGGCCAGAAAGCGCCCGTGGAGCCGGGCGGGCCGCTCGCGCAGTATCCGGTTCGCGTCGTGCTCGGTTTCGCGGATGCCGATCGTGAGCTCGTGCGCGATCGATTGTTACGTTATCTGAATCGATGAGGAGTGATAGCGCCGAAACGATGCACCGATTCTATTCAACGCCTCGTTCGCGCAGAATATGGTGAATCTCTTTCAATGCTCCGAGCTGACGCAGTTCAAATTCGGTAGGCTCATCTGTCACTTTGGATGTGACGAGCACGAGCGCCAATCCTCCCAATCCGAGCAGCAGAGGCACAATTTTCTCCTTGCCAACGACATAGAAGTACACTGCTGCGAGCGCCAAGCAGCTACCGGCAATTAACCAAAAGAGCCCGATTTTTTTGGTCTTTCGCCATCTCTCGTCGGAAAGCAGGGCCTTACGATGCTCGCGCTCTTCAAACAGTTCTTCGGTTGTGCACAGGACGAGGAGCTTTGGTTGTGAGGACTGGTCGTGGATGTACACGTTGCCCCCAACGTTGATATCGCCCCCCGCTTTGAAATCTCTCATCTTTCATTCTCCTTGCTGTTGCCGACGTTCTTTCCCGAGTCCGCCGTCTGCGGGTCAGGGTAGAGACGCTTGCGCAATTCGGAGAATAATTCTAAGTGCTGCACGAGCGAGGAAGCTGATTGGTCGGACTCGCAGCATGCCGCATTTGCGCGCGTAGCTGCTATAGCGCCTGCGTCATCAAAATGTCAGCGGCGCTGAGCCGCTTGGACGCGATCGCGTGATAAGCCGCGTTCGTCTCGCCCCCGATCCAATGCAACCCCGCCTCGCGCGCCGCAACGAGAAACGTGCCGGAACCGGCAAACAGATCGCACACGACACCGCCGGCCGGCACGAGCCGCACGACCTCGCGCGCTATATCGAGCGGCTTCTCGGTGACGTGTTGCTTCGGCAACGGCAAGCGGCACGGGAACACGCCCGGCAGATACACATCGCAGTCACGCATTGCGCCGCGGCTCGCCCATACGACGAATTCGGCCTGTTGCGCGAAGCCGCCGCGCCTCGGCCGCGTGCGGCCGGGCGTCTTGTCCCATACCGCGACGCCGCGCAGGATCAAGCCTGCGGCCTGCACGACATCGGTGAGCGTCGGAAGCTGCCGCCAGTCGATGAAGCTCACGAGCAGCCCGCCCGGCTTCAACGCGCGGCGGCATTCGCTCAGCCAGGCATGGCACCAGAACGCCCACGCGCGCTGGTCCATGTTGTCGCTGTCGAAATTCTCGTACTCGACCTTCACGCCGCTGTTGATGTACTTCTCGCTCGGCGGCCGCGTGCGCGCTGACGTGTGCAGCCCGCCGGACGAATACGGCGGATCGGTGAACACCATATCGATTGAAGCGTCGGGCAGCATGCGCGCGAGCGCGAGCGCATCCGTTGCGTGAAGTCGGTCGAGTAGCGGAGCAAGATCGGCCGCGGGCGCGGCATCGGTAGGTTGAATCGTCATCGTGTTGCGAACGTAAAAATGCGCGCGCGGCACGAGCCGCACGCGTCGTCGTGTGTATCGAGCGGCCATTGTCGACGCACGATTCGCCGCGCGGATCACGAGCACGCTGTACCCGGCGGCACGACAAAGGCGAACGCTCGCGCCCCGCGCGGGCGACCGGCACCATTGCCGGTATGGATGCGAACGAAATTCAACGGCAAGCACGCAACGCCGTGCGCAAAGGCTCGATTCTCGATGTCGATCACGCGGCCGGCCTCTGCCGCGTGTCGGTCGGCGAATCGGACGACGACGGCCTGCAAACAAACTGGATTCCCTGGCTCACGCCCGCGGCTGGCAAGACGCGTGAATGGTTGCCGCCGACGAAGGGCGAGCAAGTCGTCGTGCTCGGCGCGATGGGCGACCTTGCGCAAGGCGTCGTGCTGCGCGGCGTTTTCTCCGACGCGTTCCCCGCCCCCGACAACCGGCCGAACACCCACACCCGAATCTATGCGGACGGCGCACGCGTGAGCTACGACCACGACGCACACGCGCTCACGGCCGAGCTGCCCGCCGGCGCGACGGTGCGCGTCGTCGCGCCCGTGTCGGTCACGGTCGAGACGGAATCGGCGATCGTGAAAGCCGCGTCAGTCACGCTCGACGCCGAACAGACCACCTGCACGGGCGCATTGCTCGTGAAAGGATCGCTCACGTTCGAGTCCGGCATGACGGGCTCGGGCAGCGCCGGCGGCGGCAACGTGATGCGCATCGACGGCGCCGCCGATTTCACGGGCGAAGTGCGCTCGATGGGCAAGAGCGTGCCGCACCACACGCACCAGGCGCGCGGCGAATCGGCCGAAGTGAGCCCGCCGCTATGAGGGGCATGAACGCAGAAACGGGCCGCGCGATGTCCGGGCTCGACCACCTCGCGCAGTCGATCGGCCGAATCGTCTCGACGCCGCTCGGCTCGTGCATCCAGCGCCGCACGTTCGGCTCGGCGCTGCCCGACCTGATCGACGCGCCGGCGAACGGCGCGACCCGGATTCGCCTGTACGCGGCGATCGCAACCGCGTTGATGCGATGGGAACCCCGCATGACGGTCACGCGCGTTCAGCTTTCGGCGGCGGCCGGCGACGCGTTCGCCGGGCGACAGTTCGTCGACATCGAAGGCTGGACCGACGAGCGCGACGAGCTCGTCTCGCTGCGCGCACCGATGACGAACGGAGGAACACCGTGAGAAGTACGCCCATCGACCTCTCGCAGCTCCCGGCGCCGGATATCGTCGAGCCGCTCGACTTCGAGACGCTGTTCGCCGAACGCAAAGCGCGGCTCGTGTCGCTGTATCCCGTCCAATTCCAGGCGGAAATCGCCGCGACGCTCGAACTTGAATCGGAGCCCATGACGCGCGTCCTCCAGGAGAACGCGTATCGCGAAGTGCTGCTGCGCCAGCTCATCAACGACAAGTCGCGCGGCGTGCTGCTCGCGTATGCGCGCGGCACGACGCTCGAACACATCGCCGCGCTGTTCGATGTCGAGCGGCTCGTGATCACCGCGGCCGATCCGGAGAACGGTATCGATGCGGTCTATGAGGATGACGACAGTCTGCGCGAACGCGTGCAGCTCGCGCCGCGCGGCTTCTCCGTCGCCGGCCCCGAAGAGGCGTATGTGTTCCACGCGCGCGCGGCGGACGGCCGCGTGCTGTCCGCGTCCGCCCGCAGTCCCGAACCGTGCGTGATGGTCGTCACGGTGCTGTCGCGCGAAGGCGACGGCACGGCGAGCGACGCGCTCATCAGCATCGTGGGCGCGGCGCTCGAAGGCGTGCGCCCGCAAACCGACCAGGTAATCGTGCAGAGCGCGAAAGTCGTGCTGTACGCGATCCGCGCGACGCTGCGCTTCTTCTCCGGTCCGGATCGCGGCGTCGCGCTCGCGGAAGCCCGCAAGCGCACCGAGAAGTTCGCGGCGGACATGCGGCGCATCGGCATGGAAATCACGGTCGACGGCCTGCACGCCGCGATGCGCGTCGCCGGCGTGCAGAAGGTACTGCTCGACTCGCCCGCCGGCGGCGTCCCCGTGACGCCCGAGCAGGCGCCGTACTGCACCGGAATCGAACTGATCGACGGCGGGGTCGCGGATGACTAAGTTGGCAACCTCGCTGCTGCCCCCGAACGCGACCGCGCTCGAGCGCCGGCTCGCGGAGGCGAACGCGCGTATCAGCGACATCCCGGTCGACATCGGCACGCTGATGAACCCCGACACGATCCCGCTGCGGTTTTTGCCGTGGCTCGCGTGGCACCTCGGCGTCGAGACGTGGAAGGACTACTGGCCCGAACAGGTGAAGCGTGCGCGCGTGAAAGCGGCGATCCGGATCGCGCGCAAGAAGGGCACGGCCGCCGCCGTGCGCGACGTGTGCGCGTCGTTCGGCGCGAACGTCGTGATGCGCGAGTGGTTCGAGAAGACGCCGAAGGGCCGGCCGGGCACGTTCGAAATCCTGTTGACGGTCGGCGCGCGCGACGGCATCCCGGCGACCGCCGAATACGTCGCCGACATCATCGCCGAAGTCGACCGGGCGAAGCGCGGCACGGCGCACTACACGTTCACGCAGGGTTTCAGCGCGACCGGCACGCAGCGCATCGGCGCGGGCGCGCGCGCGGCGGTGTATCGCCGCCTGTCCCTCACGGATATTTGACATGGCTGGAATGCACATCCACATCACCGACGCCGGCCGCGCGGCGCTGGTCGCCGACGGCCACACCGGCACGGCCGCGCAGCGCGTCGTCGAAATCGGGCTCGGCGCCGCGCCGTTCGCGTTCGATCGCGGCATGAAGGCCTTGCCGGGCGAGCGCAAGCGCGTGACGACGTTCGGCGGCGACAACGTGGCGCCGGATACGGTCCACGTCGTGATTCAGGACGACACGGACGATCAATACTCGCTGTACGCGTTCGGGCTGTACCTGGACAACGGCGTGCTGTTCGGCGTCTACGTGCAGGAGACGCCGATTCTCGAAAAGTCCCCCGCGGCGATGATGCTGCTCGCGGCCGATACGGTGTTCGAGACGATCGACGCCACGAAGCTCGAGTTCGGGCCGGCGACGTTCCTGAATCCGCCGGCGACGACCGAGCGCAAGGGCGTGGTCGAGCTCGCCTCGCAGGCGGAAGTCGACGCCGGCGACGACGACACGCGCGCCGTCACGCCGAAGACGGCGAAGCGGCGTTACGCCGCACTGTCGGGCGCGACGTTCGACGGCCGCGTGCGTGTCGTCGCCGATGCCGACGATCGCGCCGCGCAGCTCGACGTGTCGCCGAAGACAGCGGCCCCCGGCCAGGTGAGCAAGGTTCGCCTGTTCGGCACGTTCGGCGATCCGTCGTTACCCGAACACGATATGCGCCACGTCGCGACGCTGCGCGCCGGATTCGACGGCGGCGCATGGGGCACCGAATACGTCGACGTTTGCGTGAACAACGGCGCGAGCAACGACACGGGCAGCGACGCGAAGCAGAAGCGCGTGGCGCGCTTCACGTCGGGCGGCCGCGTGCTGATCGGCGATCGCGCGGACGACGGCAAGGCCGCGTTGCAGGTTCGCGGCGGCATCGACGCGACGGAAGGCGTCACGGCGCGCGCGATCGACGCCGACGGCGCCGGCGGGCAGCTCCGCGCGGTCTGCGACGGCTACGGCGCGTTCATCCGCAACGACGGATGGAGCGTGTATCTGCTATCGACGCCGAAGGGCACCGCGGACGGCGGCTTCAACGACTATCGGCCGTTCTCGTGGTCGCTGACGACGGGGCAGGTGATCGTCGACGGCAGCGGAGCGGGCGCGGTCTTCGGCGGCGCCGTGAACATCGCCGACGATCTCCAAGTCGGGCGGCAGGCAAACGAAGGGCATATCAAGCTCGGTCCGGTCGACGGCTATCTCTACGCGAACCAGGTCAGCACCGGCTGGTGGTCGCCGTCGGGATCGTCATATCAATACATCTTTGCCGACCACACGTTCCGCATCGACGGGCGGATCGCGTGGCACGAAGGCAACCTCGACCCGCTCGACAAGAGCAAGGGCGGCACGCTGGCCGGCGATGTGTCGTTCGCGCCGGGCAAGCGGCTCGTGCTCGCCGAAGGCAGCCCGTCCGTGCCGTCGCTCACGTTCGCCAACGACGGCGCGCCGGATACCGGTCTCTATCACGCGGCGGACGGCGAGTTTGGCGTGACGTGCAACACGAGCGTCGTCGTGCGCTTCTCGCCGACGCTTGCCGTGTTCGAGCAGCCCGTCACCGGCCCGACGCCGCCGGCCGCCGATCGTTCGACGCGTCTCGCGACGACCGAATGGGTTCGGTCCGTCCTGTCGACGACGACCATTGGTCAGATCGTGTTCGAGCCGCGGACGACCGTGCGGCCGGGCTTTCTCAAGGCAAACGGCGTGCTCGTGAACCGGGCCGACTACCCGGAGCTATGGGCATATGCGCAGGCGAGCGGCGCGCTCGTGTCCGACGCCGAGTGGGCACAAGATCGGTGGGGCTGCTTCTCGACGGGCGACGGCGCGACGACGTTCCGCTTGCCCGAGCTGCGCGGCGAATTCATTCGATGCTGGTCCGACGCGCGCGGCGGCGTCGACGCGAGCCGCCAGATTGGCGCGTTCCAGGGCGACCAGAACCACTTTCACGCGCACGGCGCGAGCGCAAGCGCGGTCGGCGACCACGCGCACAACGCATGGACCGATGGGCAAGGCGGGCACGATCACGGGGGCTCAACCACGTGGGGCGGCGACCACAGTCACGACCTTGGCAACGATTACGCAGGGTCGACCGTCGGTTCGACTTACCCGATGGCAATCAGCGATTTCGCTACTGGCCGTCGGTATCACACGGCGGTAGCAGGCGGGCACAACCACCAAATCCCCGGCGTTGGCAATCACGGTCACAACGTCGGAGTGGGCGCCGCCGGGGGCCACTCGCACGCGATTGCGATCAACGGCGACGGCGGCGACGAATCCCGCCCGCGCAACGTCGCGCTGCTCGCGATGATTCGCGCCTACTAACCACGAGAGACACGACATGCTGATTCATCACTACAACCCGGCAACAGGCGAATACCTGAGCAGCAGCCAGCCGGACGCCGATCCGCGCAACGACGGCCGCTGGCTGATCCCGGCGTCCGCGACGCTCGACGCCCCGCCCGCGCGCACGCCGACCACGTGGCCGTTTTACCGCGACGGCGCGTGGTTCCTGCTGCCCGACTACCGCGGCCGCGTCTGCTATCGGACGGACACGGGCGAGCCGGCCGAAATCGCGATCGCGGGCAAGACGCCCGCCGACCTCGGCCTCGCGACCGAGCCGCGCCCGTCCGAGCGTCACGCGTGGCTCGACGGCGCGTGGGCCGTGCCGCCCGAGCTGATCGCGCGCGAGAAGCGCGACGCGGCGATGGCCGAATTCGAGCGGCGATTGGCGATCGCGCGCCGGGAGAACCTCGGCAAAGCCGACGCGTACGCGGCGGGCCAGCTCGACGACGAGCAGACGTACTACTTCAAAGCGTGGTCGGCCTACCAGATGGCGCTCGTCGCCGCGATCCAGAAAGACATGTTCCCGGATGCGATCGCCTGGCCCGACACGCCCGCGCCGTACGTGCCGCCGGCGCCCGAGCCGATCGCGCCCGAAGGCATGCCGCCCGCCGACGACGCAACGCAACCGGCGGCGCAGTTGTACACCGAACGCACCCCGGCGTGACGCCGCATCGATCACCGGGAATCCTCCCGATTTTTACGTAACAGGAGCTGCACACCATGCCGCAGGATTACCACCACGGCGTTCGCGTCATCGAAATCAACGAAGGCGGCCGACCGATTCGCTCGGTGTCGACGGCCGTGCTCGGCGTCGTCTGCACGGCGGCCGACGCCGACGCGAGCGCGTTTCCGCTGAATACGCCCGTGCTGCTGACGAACGTCGTCGCCGCGCTCGGCAAGGCCGGCAAGAAAGGCACGCTGCGTCGCACGCTCGACGCGATCGGCCAGCAGACGAAGCCGCTCACCGTCGTCGTGCGCGTCGCCGAAGGCAAGGACGAAGCGGAGACGACCTCGAACGTCATCGGCACCGTGACGCCGGAAGGCAAATACACGGGCATCAAGGCGCTGCTCGCCGCGCAGGCCGCGCTCGGCGTCAAGCCGCGCATTCTTGCGGCGCCCGGCCTCGATACGCAGCCGGTCGCGGCCGCGCTCGCGGCGACCGCGCAGTCGCTGCGCGCGATGGCCTATGTGTCGGCGTCCGGCTGCAAGACGAAGGAAGAAGCCGCCGCGTACCGCAAGCAGTTCGGCCAACGCGAAATCATGGTGATCTGGCCGGACTGGCTCGGCTGGGACGACACGACGAATTCGACGGCCGTCATTCCGGCGCCGGCGATCGCCGCCGGCTTGCGCGCGAAGATCGACAACGACATCGGCTGGCACAAGACGATTTCGAATGTCGTCGTCAACGGCGTGTCCGGCATCAGCGCCGACGTGTCGTGGGATTTGCAGGACCCGGCGACCGATGCGGGCTACCTGAACGAGCACGAAGTGACGACGCTCGTGAACCGCAACGGCTTCCGGTTCTGGGGCTCGCGCACGTGCTCGGACGATCCGAAGTTCGCATTCGAGAACTACACGCGCACGGCGCAGGTCGCCGCCGACTCGATCGCCGAAGCGCAGATGCCCGTCGTCGACGGCCCGCTGAATCCGTCGCTCGCGCGCGACATCGTGGAAAGCATCAACGGCTGGTTCCGGCAGCAGGTCGCGAACGGCTACCTGATCGGCGGTAGCGCGTGGATCGATCCGGAGCCGAACACGGCCGACATTCTCGCGTCCGGCAAGGCGTACATCGATTACGACTACACGCCGGTTCCCCCTCTCGAAAATCTGGTGCTGCGCCAGCGCATCACCGACCGCTTCCTCGCCGATTTCCCGGCGCGCGTGGCGGGCTAACAGGAGTCAAACGCAATGGGTATGCCTCGAAAACTGAAGGGCTTCAACGTCTTTCACAACGGCGCGAACTTCGTCGGCGAAGTCGAAGAGCTCAACCTTCCGAAGCTCAAGCGCAAGATGGAAGCGTGGCAGGGCAGCGGCATGACTGGCCCCGTGAAGATCGATTTCGGCAACGAAGAGCTTCAGCTCGAATGGACGTGCGGCGGCTTCATGGTCGAAGTGCTCGAACAGTACGGCGCCGTGCAGCACGACGGCGTGCTGCTGCGCTTCGCCGGCGGCTATCGGCGCGAGGACAGCAAGAAGCACGACCAGATCGAAGTGGTCGTGAAGGGCCGACATGAGGAAATCGACATGGGCACCGCGAAGGCGAAGGAAGACACGAAATTCAAGATCACGACCAACGCCAGCTACTACAAGCTGACCGTGAACGGGCGCGACCTCATCGAGCTCGACTTCGTGAACGCGGTCGAGAAGATCAACGGCATGGACCTCGCGTCGGACCTTCGCCGCGCGATGGGCCTGTAATCGACGCCCGCGTCGAGCGCGGGCCATTCCAATTTCACATCCAACCCAGGAAACACCATGACGACCATCGACACCGCTCACATCGAAACGACGGGCCACGCCGCGCCCGACGAGAACACGCACACGCTCGACACACCGATCGAGCGCGAAGGGCAGACCATTACGCAGGTGACGTTGCGCAAGCCAGCCGCGGGCGCGCTGCGCGGCACGTCGCTCGCCGCACTCGTGAATCTCGATGTCGACGCGCTGCGCAAGGTGCTGCCGCGCATCAGCACGCCGACGCTGACCGAATTCGACGTGGCCAGCATGGACCCGGCCGACCTCGTGGCGTTGGGGGGTATCTTCGCCGGTTTTTTGATGCCGAAGGCGCTGAAAGCGAGCATGGAATCCCGGCCCGCGTAGAAGACGCGATGGCCGATATCGCGACGGTGTTTGGCGGATGGACGCCGGCCGTGATGGACGGCTTCTCCCTGGCCGAACTGATGGACTGGCGCGAGCGCGCCCGGATACGTAGCGGAAACGAGTGACGATGGACAACGCCCTGAAACTGCGCGTGATGTTCGACATGATCGACAACTTCACGAAGCCCCTGAAGAACGTGCTGAACAGCAACAAGGGGCTTGCGCAGGCGCTCAAGCAGACGCGCGGCGAGCTCGCCGAGCTCGGCAAGCAGCAGAAGGCCGTCGCCTCGTTCCGCGAGATGCGAACCGGGCTCGTCGGGACCGCGGAGAAGCTCAACCGGGCGCAGGCGCGCGTGAAGCGGCTGGCGGATTCGCTGCGTGCGTTCGGCCCGCCGTCGCGCGACATGATCGACAAATTCGAGAAGGCGAAGCAGTCCGCGGCGCGGCTGTCGATCGAGCACGAGAAGCAGTCCGCCCGCGTGCGTGAGTTGCGCGCGCAGCTCGCGAGCACGGGCATCGACACGCGCCAGCTCGCCGAGCACGAGCGCACGCTGCGCTCAAACATCGCGCAGACCACGGCGGCGATGCAGGCGCAGACACGCCAGCTCGAAGCCATGGCCGAGCGCGAGAAGAAGCTCGGCGCGGCGCGCGGCAAGATGCAGGCGCTACAGGGCGTCGCCGGCGGCATGGCGATCGGCGGTTACGCGGCGCGCTCGACCGGCGCGCACGCGCTCGGCGATCTGCGCGAGGCGCTCGACGAAACGAAGACGATCCAGAACGAGCGTGCGCGCATCACGGCGCTTGGCCTCGGCGACCAGGCGACGAAGGACGCCGAGAAGTACGTGCGCTCGATGAAGATGATGGGCGTGAGCACGTCGGACAACATGACGTTGATGCGCGACGCACTGTCGATCTTCGCGGACGAGCATCACGCGCAGATGGTGATGCCGACCCTCGCGAAGATGAAGTTCTCGAACGAGGCGATGTTCGGCGCGGAGGATGCGCACGCGAACGAAGAGAAGTTCATGAACATGCTGAAGGTCATCGAGTTGCGCAACGGCACAAAGGACAAAGCGACGTTCGAACGCGAAGCCAATTACGTGCAGAAGGTGTTGTCCGCGACGGGCGGCCGCGTCGGTGGCGACGAGTGGCGAAACGTCATCCAGCGTGGCGGTGTCGCCGCGAAGCAGATGCGCCCGGACGCCTTCTACTTCCAGTTAGAGCCGCTGGTTCAGGAAATGGGAGGAAATTCGGTCGGTCAAGCACTTATGTCAGGCTACCAGAACCTGATCGAAGGGCGCACGACGGTGCGCGCCTCGCGCAAACTGATGTCATTGGGTTTGCTCGACCGGAAGAAGGTCGAATATGACAAGCTCGGACGAGTCAAGGCTTTTGCGGACGGAGCGCTGCTCAATTCGGAACAGTTCAAGGCGTCGCCGCTTGAATGGTTGGAACAAACGCTGTTGCCGGCGCTTAAGAAGAAGGGGATCACCGAAGAAAAGCAGGTGCTCAGCGTAATCGCTTCGATGTTTACCAATCGTAGCGCGGCCAACTTGTACTCGACGTTTTACCTGCAACGCGACCAGATTCACAAGAACGAGCGGCTGAACAAGGGCGCGTATGGCATCGACGAAATGCACAAGCTCGCGTCCGAACAGACGCCCGGCAAGGAGCTCGACGCGCGCGCGAAGCTGCGCGACCTGCTGAACGAAATCGGCGAGCGCATCGCGCCGATGTACAACGCAGCGCTCGACAAGACGCGCGAGCTCGCCGACAAACTGCTGAAGACGATTCAGGCGCATCCGCAAGCGACGAAGGTCATCATCGCGCTCGCTGCCGGCTTCGCGGCGCTGCTCGTGGTGCTCGGCACGTTCACGATCGTTCTCGCCGGCGTGCTCGGCCCGCTCGCCGTCGTGCGGTTCAGCATGACGACGCTCGGCATGAAGGGCGGGCTGTTGCGTACCGTATTCGGCGGGCTCGCATCGCTACTGCGCGGCAGCGTCGTTCGAAGTTTCTCGCTCGCATCTCGCGGCGCGCGGATGCTCTGGCGTGGGCTGCACGTCATGTCCGGATTCATGCGCGGCGCAGCCGTGCGCAGCGTCATAGCTGTCTCGCGTGCAGGGCTTGTCCTCGGACGCGGGCTCTCGATCCTCGCTGCGCTGCTGCGCGTCGGTCTCGTCCAAGGTGTCGCGATGGCCGGCCGCGCGCTCGCGATGCTCGGTCGGGCCATCATGGTGCTCGGCCGCCTCGCGCTCGCCAATCCGCTGCTCGCCTTCATCGCGCTCCTTGCCATCGCGGCTGTCTACGTTTGGCAGAACTGGGATACGCTCGGACCGAAGTTCGCCGCCCTGTGGGAGACGATCAAGGGCGCGTTCGGCACGGCCGGCGACTGGATCAAGTCGAAATGGGACGCAACGGTCGAGGGCGTGAAATCGAAGCTCGTGAGCATCGGCGACTGGTTCGGCGACATCGGCGCGCGCTTTACCGAAATCGGGGGCCACCTGATCGACGGGCTCGTCAACGGCATCAAGAACGGCCTTGGCAACGTGAAAGACACGATCTCGAGCGTCGCCGATTCGACCGTCGCGTGGTTCAAGGAAAAGCTCGGCATCCACAGCCCGAGTCGCGTGTTTGCCACGCTCGGCGGGTTCGTGAGCGAGGGCGCGGCGGTGGGCATGGAGAGCGAGCAGCGGCGCGTCGCGAACGCGGCGCTCGGCCTTGCGACGGCTGTCGTTGCATCGTTCGGCTCGCCCGTGCTCGCCGCCGGCGCGGCGCTCGCCAAGCCAATCGCGCCACTCGTGCAGCCAACCGTGCCGATCGATCGCCGCGCGCCGCTTGCGGCGGCAACCGCCGCATCTTCGGCGGCCACCCCGGCGTCGCCGATCGTCATCAACATCTACCCGCAGGCCGGGCAGGACCCGCACGCGATCGCGCGCGCCGTCGAGGCCGCACTCGATCGCCGCGAGCGCGCGAAGCAGTCGCGCATCGGCTCGCGCCTGTCGGACTGACGCACACGGAGTCACGCATGCTCATGTCCCTCGACCAATTCGTTTTCAGTCTCACGAGCGCGCCGTTCCGCGAATTGCAGCGCCGGCGCACGTGGAAGCATCCGACGAGCTCGCGCGTCGGCGCGCGCGACGGCCGCCAGTTCGCCGGCGTCGGCGATGACACGATCACGCTGAACGGCCTGGTCGCGCCCGAGACGTTCGGTTCGATCGCTTCGATTCGCGAGCTCGCCGCGATGGCGGACACGGGCGAGGCGTACGTGCTCGTCGACGGCGCCGGCAACGTCTACGGCGCGTACGTCATCGCCGAGCTGAACGAGACGCAGAGCTATCACACGGCGGACGGCACGCCGCGGCGCATCGAGTTTCAGCTCACGATCGAGCGCGTCGACGACGACGTGCTGCGCACGGCGCGCGAGAAGAACGCGCGGAAGGACAAGCGCTGATGGCTACGTCGACGAACGAACGCACCACGCGGCCGGAATCGCACGACGCGCCGCGCGTCGCACGCCTGCATCCGCAACCGGACTATCGCATTTCGGTGGGTGGCCGCGATCTGTCGCGCCTGTTCGCGCCGCGGCTGGTGTCGCTGTCGATTTCGGAGTCGCGCTCCGACGAGGCGGATACGATCGATATCGTGCTCGACGACTCGAAAAACGATCTGGACATTCCGAAGCGCGGCGCCACGATCAAGGCGTCGATCGGATGGGCCGGCGAGCCGCTCGTCGACAAGGGCAGCTTCGTCGTGAACGAAGTCGAGCACAGCGGCGCGCCGGACATCATTACCGTGCGCGCGCGCTCGGCCGCGATGACGAGCGGCATGCAGGAGCGCCGCGAAAAGAGCTGGCATCGGCAGACGATCGGCTCGATCGTGCATGCGATCGCCGGCCGCTACTCGCTCGCGCCGACCGTCGGCGATGCGCTCGCGAAAATCCTGATCGCACACATCGACCAGACGCACGAATCGGACATGTCGTTTCTCACGCGCCTCGCGAAACGCTATGACGCCGTGATGAACGTGAAAGACCTACGCCTGCTGTTCATGCCGATCGGCACCGGTCAGACGGCAAGCGGGAAGAAGCTCGACGTGCTCGAACTGACGCGCGCGAGCGGCGACAGCCATCGCTACCACGTGTCCGAACGCGAGAACTACGCAGCCGTGCGCGCGCACTACCATTCGACCGGCCGCGCGAAGCGCAAGTCGGTCATCGTCGGGGGCGAGAACAACAAGAACGTGAAGGTGCTGCCGGAAGATTACGCAACGGAGGCGGAAGCGCGTGCGGCCGCGCAAGCCGAGTTCAAGCGGATGCAGCGCAGCCAGGCGACGATGAGCTACACGCTCGCGCGCGGCCGTGCCGAGCTGTTCCCGGAGATGCCCGTTACGGTGTCGGGCTTCAAGCCGGAAATCGACGAGACGCCGTGGCTCGTGAAGAAGGCGACGCATGCGATCGGCGACGTTGGATTCACGACCGCGCTCGAGCTCGAAATGCGCGACGATCCGACGACCGACAGGCACAGGTCGCATTTCCGGCGTTCCGGCAAGTAGCGTAGGGCGATCAGGACGAGTTGCTGCGCCAGCGGTAGGCCGGCGGATCGGTGTCCGCGAAAACGCCGCCCGATCGCCATGACTTCCACGAGCGCGGCAGATCGACGACGAGCACGCGCCATTTCGTCAGCACGGCGGCGAACGTGCCTTTCGCTTTTGAGTTTCGGATCTTGTCTACAACGTTCCAACCACGAACGTACTGGCGAAAGCTTCTCTGGCTGGACAGGTAGTGCGGAGCATGAACGCCGACCCAAGCGAGAATTTCGGTGGGTGTCACGTCAGGAGCGGATACGTCCGGCCCGATCGTCGACTCCACGGGAATTTCGCTGATAAATTGTTGCGCGGCCGCTTGGGCTGCGTCTATCTCGACTTGGCGCAGGCGTAGTATTTCGACGCGATGCCACGGGATCGGCGAGCGGCCGGCCAAGTAGTTGCGGACGCTACGCGTACAGCAACGAAGCGCTTCGGCAATTTGGCGGATGGAGAGGCCGTCTGTAAGCGCGAGAAAGTCGGAGACCGTCCCATGACGGGGCGCGGTGGGATTCATTATGTGGACTGCGTGGGATTCTGTAACGATTTGTAAATATGTTTACAAATTCGTGAATCAACCTGACAGGTCCGACAGGTTCAGCTAGCGATCCAATTTGACATAAGGTAAATTATCGACATAAATAGCTATAGTAATTAAGTTGTAATGTCCGCTTCCGGCCAAGTTCAGATGTCCGCTTTTCGCCCCGTCGTAAGCTGATCGGCCGCTGGGAATCCAGCGCTGGAGGCTTCGATGGCAGCGACGGAACGGATCATCATGACGATGCGAGAATTGGATCGATCCAAGAAGGCCATTCAGGACGTGGCGGACGGCAAGCTCAAGCCGTGGCGCGCGGCTGAGCGGCTCGGGCTGACGACGCGGCAGATTCGCCGGCTGGTCGGTCGACAGCGCGGGTGCGCAGTTTCTTTCGAGGTCACGACGCCGTCGACGGACGGCATCGCACTGCCGCGCGAATGTCTTGCGCGGGAGCATCGGGCGTGCGAAGACGAGCAATCGTCGCGCGGCCGCAGGCCACGGGTTTCACGGCGAATGCAAGCAACGGCTTTGGAACGATGCCGGACCGCGGCGCTCGGCGCTGCCTGCCGCGTGCGGCCCCCGCCGTCTATGCGTTCTCCCCAGGCCACCAGGGCTCCGGCTCCGGCCGAATCAGATAGTCGTCGAGGTTCTTGCCGGTCAGCCATTTCGGGCAGGCGCCGCGGCCCGTCCAGGATTTGCCCGACGACGGATCATAGTATTTCGCCGGCAATTTCTTCGGCTTGTCTTTCACGAAGCCCGCCGCCCGCAGCAGCTCCACCTCCGTGATGTCGTATTGCTTCACCTGTTCCCGAATGGCGGCGAGCACGTCGGCCTTCTCTTTCTTCTTCGCTTCCTCGAGGAGCAAATTGAGGTGGCCGAGCTGCTTTTGCAGCGTCTGAATTTTGCTGGTCGTCACGTGATGTGTGTCTTCAATCGATGCGCTGCCCAC